TTTCAGCTAGTTCCTCGTTAGTAATACCTTTTTCGTGCATCACCTTATCGAACTTACTTCTAAACTTACGTTGTCTTTCCATTGCCATCACCTTCCTTTTCTTCTAATTCCCAGGCCATCAACTTATCAACATGGTTTTTCATCTGTTCCACCATATAACTCTCAAAGTCAAAGCCCAGTTCTTGTTGTAATGTTTCTAGCATCATTTCACGATCATAATAACGACCGCTTCTCCAATCTAGTGTTACATCCAGGTACCTATCCAAAAAATCTACTAACCTTTTCTTACCAAAATGATGATCTTGTCTTAAAGTCCACGCTATTGCCAATGCACAATCAACAAACATAACTTTCTTTTCTAAGTTCACCAAGCTGGCCAGATCCTTAGCACGTTTGTTAAAGGCCATTTCTTCTTGGATACGTTCCTGGGCGCTAATTCTTTTTTTATCTTGTTTACTCTTTTTTTTCTTAATCTTCTTAACCATTGTTATCCTACCTTCTTTTATAGCTCGTAAGCTTTAACAAAAACACCACTGAATTTATCGTACCTTTTCTCACTGACCACCTTGCTGACATGTGAATCATCTTTCCAGAAGCCCATGTAAGTCATCCTATCAATGAAAGTTTTAGCTAGGTTGTCAGCATCTGGCTTAACCACATGATAGTCACCAGGTTGTTTATCTTTCTCCACTGGGAAACACCAATATAATTCCACCCCAATAGGTGCATTTAACATTTGATCTTTATGTTTCGGAGCAAACCCAGCAAGACCATTTTCAAAAATACTTTTTGCTTCCTTCAAACGCGGTGAGTCAAAAATAATTGGTTTACCATTTTTAACCGAAATAATTTTATCTTGATGTGTTACCTTTGGAATTTTTTTCAGTGGGACAAAAAACTGAATTGCCATTTTTAATTTTCACTTCCTTAACTCCATTTTATTTTTTTACCATTTTCCATTTTTCCATTTTGGTCATGGGCGCGATGTACAGGACGGTGTTGGTACAGACAGGGGGTGGTTTTTAAACCCCCTGTACTGTCCAACCCTGTACTGTCCAACCCATCCCAATCCAATATCATATATCTTAGATATATGGGTGTTTCCGTCTTAGACACGACCTAAATTTTAAGTCATGTCCATAATAGACACGACTACTTTTTTTAAGTCGTGTCCAATTTAGACACGACTATATTTTGTCTGTCTTGTCTATCTTTTTTTAATGGTTTTTGTATTCTTATCAAACCAAAATATTTTATTATTTTCTAATCTTCTATCTATAGTTCTTACACTCACGCCCAAGTAATCAGCGACCATTTTTTTTGTTGGTTCTTCACCAAACGCACAATTTTCAACGGCATTTTCAAACTCTAGTAAGTTATCTTTATTGTTTTCGCTGTTTTGTTCAGTACGTGCTTTTTTGGCCTTACTATACTTATTACCATTGCTATCAGCTTCTAAGTCAGCAAGTACACCAACATCATCAATGGTATGTTTTGGATAATTGAACCATATATTGACTGGCTCAAACTTCGCAAACTCTCTTAGTGTACCTTCAACGCGCCAAGCTGTTTGTTGTTTGACTCTAGCTTCTATCTCCTTGGCTTTTGCTCTAACTTCCATTAAATGGCCACTTAAACTCTGTTCAGCATGGTATTTCATCTTTTCATAATCATAATGGTCATCCATACCAATTTTCATTGTGTAATACTTGTTGTTAAGTGTTTTAATTCTATCCTCGTAATACTTAACTAATTCGTTATTAATTTGAGTCTTAAGCAGCGTTTCTGGAATATCCAACTCTACCAGGTCTATTAATGCATCTGGATCCCTTGCAAACACTCCACTACCACTGGCCCTATCCATTGACTTTTTACCACCTTGTGAACCTTTAGAATGATGGTGGCAATAAATAACCGAACAACCTAATTCAGTGGCCACCTTGTCAAATTGGTTAGTAAAATGCGCCATCTGGTCAGCACTGTTTTCATCACCAGTAAGAACCTTGTAAATAGGATCTATAATTACAGCTGTGTAATTCTTCTTATGCGCCCTTCTGATTAGTTTCGGTGCCAACTTATCCATTGGTACTGTTTTCCCTCGTAAGTTCCAGATATGCACGTTCTGTAAGTTGTTAGCACTAAGCCCCATGCTTGTGTACACATCCTTAAACCTATGTAAACAGCTGGCTCTATCCAGTTCTAAGTTAACGTACAATACACGACCTTGCGCACATTCCCAGTTTAACCACTTCTTACCTTCAGCAATGGCAATGGCCATCTCTATTAGTGCAAAACTCTTTCCAGCTTTAGAAGGCCCAGCTATTAGCATTTTATGGCCTTGTCTAAGCACCCCTTTTATTAATTCTGGTGCTAGTTCTGGCATATCATCCCAGAAGTCTTCTAAATTCTCTGGATCTGGTAAATCATCGTTTAAATCTTCTATATATTCAAACCATTCATCCCAGCTTTGCTTACCAATGTTAGTGTCTATTAAGAATTGTTTACGACCGTTTCTAATTACTCCAGGCATCCTACTCAAACGCGATGGGTTTTTATTTTGAGTATCAACTGCAAGGCCGTTCTTAGCACATACTTTATACAAGTAATCAACCCTTTTCTGGTACTCGTGATAATCTCTAGCATCTATCTTAACTATCGCATGTACTGACTTACCACCACTATGCACAAGGCAAGCAACTGGCAACTCTAACTCACGGATAATAGCGTTTTGTTGTGATATGCTTGTTCTATCACTTTCAACAAGTGCATACCTAAACTCTGTTACGTTATCGTTTTTAACGCCTTTACCATCTAATGGGTTAAACCTTATCCAGGCCCCCGCTTCTTTGTTATAATCTCCAATAACAAAACCTATATCATCTTTATACTTGTGAAGTTTTTCTATTAAGTGGCCAGCTGTTCTATCAAAAACACCTTTCTTGGGTTTGTGAACCGTGTTACCTTCTTTATCTTCTAAAGGATAAGTTTCAGTAACAAAACCAACGTTTTCTGTACTCTGAAACAGCGTTTCTAAATACGTTATTAGCTCTTGTGCTGGTTGCCAGTGTGTTGGCTCTTGAATTTCTTTTCCTTCTATCCAGCTTTTGTCAATGAACTTATAATCACCATCGTTATTAATTTCATCATCCCAATTAAGTGCATGTGAGTTTTCAAAGTCCATATATACTGGTGAATATCCATTCTCAACAGCCATCTGGTATATCGTTCCACCAGTAACAGGCTTACCAGCGCTAGAACCCTGGAAAGTTTCCCACTTTCTAAAACATTCACCAGGCTTATACCTTGGATCAGCTTGCGACCATTGATCCCATTCTTGTGCTGTTAACCCTTCATGTTTCATGGCCATTCCCACGTTAACCCATTCTTGATAATCAAGAATAGCAGGGTTAATGTATTCTAATAATTCTATTAAATTCTTTTTGTTATCCATTCTTGACTTCCTTTATCATTTTTTTCTATGCTTCGCTCTTTTATCTCTAACGATTGAAACTATAAAACTTACTATCATTACAACCGCTATAATAAAACTTACTATATCTAGTGCATATAAAAAGTAATTGCATAGCTCATATACTACAATCTGCATTTTTAAATATCCTTACTCTTTTTATTTTAATCTTTTTGCTATTTTTTCTATTACATTCACTGTAACGCTGTTACCAGCTTGCTTGTACAACTGGCTGTTACTGTTAACAGCTTGTGCTTTGTCAAACGCCCAATCGGGAAAGCCTTGTAATCTCCAACACTCACGGGGTGTAAGTTTTCTAATCTTGTAATCTGATAATACAACTCCTTGTTCATCGCTTGTAAGTAATGTATTAGCGATGTTTTTTCCTACTCGACCACGGCGGGTTTTTGAGTTGGGATGTGAGAAGTTGATACTATCTCCAACATCAGCCACCGCATATCCTTGTTTTGTTGCTTCTCTGACTAGTACACCGTGTCTATCTTGTGTTGTTATTGTAAACATTGGTTCACCATTTGTTTTAAATCGTCTACCATTTTGTCTTTTTTCTACTCTATCTGGAGTGAGTACTGGTACAACGATTTTAGGTTCTCTCCCACCACCTTGCATAGTGTTTAAAGTTGGTGAAATTCCATTAATATCATACACTCTAGTAACTTGCGGGTTTCCTCCAAAATTATCACTTTTACCTATATTACCTACTTGGTTTATTTCTCCGTTAGTATTAAGTTTCTCGTCTTCTCCTCTGATAGGAAATACTCTGTAGGTACATTCTCCTCTAAGATGTGCAATAATGAACACTCTTTCTCTGTTTTGTGGCACTCCGAAATTCTTGCTGTTAAGCACTTGCCATTCTGCATCATACCCCAGTTCATCCAAGATTTTAAGCATTCGCGTGAATGTTTTTCCTTTGTCGTGTGATAAAAGGTTTCGCACGTTTTCAAGAAACAAATAGCGTGGTTTGACTTGTTCAGCCGCTCTAGCAATTTCATAGAATAAAGTTCCTCTAGCATCTTCAAATCCCAATTGGTTACCAGCAATTGAAAAGGCTTGGCAAGGAAATCCTCCACATATAATATCGACTTTTCCTCTAAGTTTTCTAAATTCTTCATTAGTCACCTCTGTAATATCTTTATAATCTATTTCTCCTTCTGTATTGTGAATAGCGTTGTAACTTAATCTTGCATATTTATCTATTTCACAATATCCAACACATTTGTGGCCAGCGCGTTCCATTCCTAACCGAAAACCGCCAATTCCAGCAAATAAGTCTAAAAAATTCATACTTTCTATTCCTTCCTAATTTATTTACCTGGTTTGTAATCTTTAGCAACCATTCCTCTAGGTAAGCGCCAGCCATTTGCTGCTATTCTAGTAATCATCTTGTTAGCATCTTCAAAACTCCAGTTACCAACTTTTCTGAAACCTCTACTTTCTAGCAACCTAATCTGTTTAGGTGTAGCAAACCCCATCTCACGTCTTTTAATAACACGATCGATCAATAAGCTTGCCTTACCAGAATTATCAATTGCGCTTGCATTAATTCCCATCTTTTCAAGCGTTTCTATTTGTGCTTCACTTGGTGGGGCTTGTTCGCTTAAGAAGCTTGGCACATAATTGGCAAGATCTTCATCAGCAATACTCATTTCAAATTGTAACGGATCAACTAGCTTTCCTTTTTTACGTCTTTGTTCGGCCAATTGTTTAGCAAGGCTTGCTTCTCTATCTTGTATTACTTCATCAGCTGCCTTAACTTCTATTTCTTCTAAGTCAACCGCGTTTCCTACCTCTTTTTCACTTAATTCAGTAATCTTTTTAGCTATTTCTTCATTCTTGGCAATCAAGTGGCCAGGACGGCACAACTCATGCTTTTCAACGTGCCATAAGAAGTCTAATAATAATAAGTTTTCTTTTCCTGGGTGTAATCTAGTACCACGGCCAACCATTTGAGAATATAACGCCCTTACCTTTGTTGGTCTAAGGACAATTACACAATCAACGCTTGGGCAATCCCAACCTTCTGTAAGTAACATAGAGTTACATAATACATTGTATTTGTCTTTGTCAAAGTCTTCTAAGACTTGCGCTCTATCCTTACTTTCTCCGTTAACTTCAGCAGCCTTAAAACCTTTTGAGTTAAGAATATCTCTGAACTTTTGGCTTGTTGCGACTAGTGGTAGGAATACAACCGTTTTTCTATCCTTACAATGTTTAACCATTTCATCAGCTATTTGTTCTAAATAAGGATCAAGCGCATTACTAACATCGCTTGCCTTAAAATCTCCGTTTTGTGTTGATACACCACTTAAATCAAGGTTCAATGGTATGGTTAAACTTTGTATTTTACTTAAATAACCTTCTTTGATAGCATCCACGATTTTATATTCATAAGCCAAGCTTTCAAAGTACGTTCCCAGGTTCTTCATATCACCCCTATCAGGTGTAGCAGTAACCCCCAGTACTTTTGCCTTATCAAAATGGTTAAGTACATTCTGATAACTGTTAGATATACAATGATGTGCTTCATCAATAACGATGGTATCAAAGTGATCTTTATCAAATTGGTTAAGTCTTTTCTCACGTTGTAAAGTCTGAACACTACCAACGACCACCCTAAACCAAGTATCTATAGAGGTACTATCAGCTTTTTCAAGGGCTGTATTAAGTCCAGTACTTTTCTTAAGTTTGTCACTTGCTTGTTCTAATAATTCGCTTCTATGTGCTAATATAAGCACCCTATCACCTTGTTTAACTCTATCCTCTATTATTTTGGAAAATACAATAGTTTTACCGCAACCAGTTGGCAGGACAAGGAGCGTTTTGTCAACGCCCCTTTCCCATTCTTCTTGAACCTTAACCCTTGCTTCTTCTTGATAAGGTCTAAGTTTCATTATTAGAATCCGCCTTGAGTGTTATTTCCTTGATTATTCCAAGCTGGTTGTTGTGGTTGTTGTTGCGGTTGGTTGAAATTAGGTTGTGCAAATGGGTTTTGTACGTTTAATACTTTAGTAATATCAACATCATATTTAGGTATCATACTTTTAACTTCATTGTATTGGTTCCCGTTATATTCTCTAATTCCTACTTTACAAACTCCAGTCTTTCCTGCTATTTCCGCCCATGCTGGTCCCATGCTGAATGGTTCACCTTTTTTCTTAAGTCCTATAGCACTGAAAAACGCTGAAAGTAAACCTTCAACAGAACTATGTAAGAAAAGGTTGTGCTTAAGCGTTGTTTCACCTTCACTAGCTTCAATTTTTAAAGATATAATTGCTTTATAACAAGCCGTTAATTTAGAGTTAGGGTTTGTAGGTGTATAGTTTGCTTTTTCATAACCCAAGCAAGTAAATTGGTATAGTCCTGGAGGTAATAGTACAAATTCACTATCTTTTATTATCTCTGCATCCCAGTCAAGCGCTGTTTCAAAGTTGTTGTTAAAGTTTGTATTGTTATTCATCATTTTTTATAATCTCCTTAAAATTTATATTGTTTTTATTATTGTTGTTTTAATTCTTTTAGTAATTGTTTTAAGCCTTCCCATTTAGGGATAATGTAACCAGTTAAGTATCCTTGCTCGTTATATACAGTCATTGGCGTTCCTTTAGGGAAGTAACCTTTACTTTCACTAACAAGCTTGATATCTTCTTCAGTAATTCCATCTTGTTCCATTAAGTCCCATAATGGTTGCGGGATATAATCGGGTTTATCTTTTTTAAACGGATCCACTAAGTCTTCTACTGGCGTGTTAGCAACTTCTGTAATAATGTCTTTGAAATTATCTTCTATTACTTCATTACCACTTTTTTTAGTTTCATCTGGCTTAGGTTGTTCCACTGGTTGCGGTTCTGGTTGCTCGAAAATGTGTGCAATTCCACTAAAATCAAGTGGTAATTCACTTGGCAACCCGTGGCGGTTCTTAGCATCCCAGGCAGCAGCGTGTTCCGTGTACATTACACGTTGTGAACCTTGCGCCTTTTTCTTAGTTGAACCTTCTTGCGCTATTAGATAAGTTTTGTAATTGCAAAATAGAACCATATCAGCCCATTCTTTAACAAGTGGCGCTGTTTGTGAACTTGTTTTCTTACCTAACTTAAGTTCATATTTATCATATGATCCCATTTCATCTGGTAATTCAAACTTTCTAATTTGCGCATGTGCTGTAAGTACCACGTTGATACCTATTTCAATTAAATCTTGTAATCTATTTAGGAAACGTCCCATTTCTTCTTTTGCATAAACGTAACCATTACCATAACCGAAATCTTCAATACCTTTCTTACCGTGCATAGCGCAAAGATTATCAACACATAACGACTCAGCCCAGTCAATAGTATCTATTACTAAGGTTTTGCAAACAGTGGGGTTTGCCTTAATAAATGCAATCTGATTATTAAGCATCACCCAGCTTGTTGGCTTATCTAACCTTGCAACGTCCATATTGTCTGTTGAACCTTCTGTATCTATGAATAATGGTTCTGGAAATTGTGCAGCTAGTGAACTTTTCCCAATTCCTTCAGTACCATATATAACGACTTTTTGCGCTCTTGCTCTTTTACCTTTTGTAATTCTCATTAAAATTCACCCCCTTTGTTGGCCATCCAAGATGGTTGTACTTGTGTTGGTTCTTCTACTTTTCGCTCTTTAACATATCCATCTTCAATTATTATCTGGCATTCTTCTCCAGTGCTTACTCGTGTTGCTATTGCTTGTAACTTGTTATCTTTCAGCCAGTTAGCAAAGTCTAGCAACGTTTCTAAGTCCATTTGCTCTAGCTTATCGACCAGGACAAACTCACATTGTGGGTTTATCTTTCTAACAATTGCAGTTGCTACTATAAGCTGCTCTGAACCGCTCATATTATCCCAAGGTTGCCCCTTGTAAGTAATTACACCATTGTCAACACTAAGGCCTTCTAGTGGTAAATTAGCACCATTTAACAAGTCTAGTTTTTGCTCTCGCAATGCATCTATTTCATCTGATAAATCTTTGTATTGCAGCGCATAGTGTTCAGCATCCATTTCAGCTTTCTCACGATCCTGGTTAGCTCGAACTTTCCTATTAATTTCTTCGATGTTCTCGATGCTTTGTTCAAGTTCTTCAGTGCTTTCATCTATTAAATCAACAACATCTTTATTGGCTATCTCTATATCAGTTTTAAGAGTTTCTAACTCGTTATTAATCTCTAGTAATTGTCTTTCTAATTCAGCCTTTTTATTAATTACTAGTGTTTGTCTAGCGGTTAAATTCTCCAGATTATCTCTCTTACGTTGGTTTTCACCGTTTCTAGCTAATATTTCTTGCTGCTCTTTAATTAGTTCAGAAGCACTTACTATTTCATTTCCAACTTCTTTGTAAAAAGGCTGTTCTTCAGCATAATGTTTCTTCTGGTCTCTAATTTGGCCAACTGTGCGGCGTTTATTATAAATTTCTAGTTCTTCTTGCTCTAATTGGTAAATCTTTTCACCAAGCCCATCTACTGTATTTAATAACGCCTTAGTCTTGTCTTTAGAGTTCATCTCCATAAATTTAGGTAAGTTGATGGCAAACTGTTCAACAAAGCTATTTAATAAGTTTTGGCCTGCTTTCTTACCACTTGGATCAATTACCTTAAGGGTTCCATTATCTCCCTTACGTTCGACTATAAGCCCATTATCAAGTTGTATTCTAATCATTGGTGCAACAACACTGCCTTCACGATGTGGGTTAGATGGCTTGTAAGAATTACCACCCAGCGCCCAGGCAATTGAGTCCAGCACGCTTGTTTTACCTTGGCCATTTTTACCACCAACAACAGTAAGTCCATTAGCTGTAGGCTCTATCTGAACCGCCTTAACCCTCTTAACATTCTCTATTTCTAATTTATTAATCTTCACCATAAATCGCACCCCCTAAGAGTTGAATGAAATCTTGTGCATCTTCTTTATTCAAATAAATATTATCGTGGCCAATTCTAACCATTACTATCTCTTTATCTTTAATCAAGTCTTGTTCTTGCGGTGATAGCATTTCTTTTAGTTTGTCAAACGGGCTGAAATCTTCTTGATGATCGTTTAATAAATCATTACCATTTTCATCAATTAATTTAGCGTTTATATTTTTATCAAGTAATGAACTTAACAAGAATGTTGACTCTTGAATTATTTTTTTAATATCAGTTGTTGGGTTATCGTGTTTTTTGCATAATCTAAAATACCTTTTACCAACACTCCAATACCAAGCCGCTTGCTCATTTGTTAAAGAAGCTTCATTTACTACATCTTTTAAAATATGTCTAGCTTCAAGTTGTAAGCTATCTATTATTGTTTTTTCTCCATTTATAATTACTGGAGTATTTCTTAATTCTAATTTGTAATGTTTTGGGTTAGGTTTGCTTATATTATCTTTTCTATTTGTCATGTTGTTTATTTCTCCTTTTCGTGTTAAAATATAAGTAAGTAAATTTGTTAAGCGGTTATTTTTTAATAGCTGCTTTTTTTCTTTGTGGATATACTGGCTTAATAGGTTGTACTTCAGCGAACAATTCACCAGGTGTAATTTTAAAGTAGTTACAAAGAACATCAATGGTTTCTAATTGAATACCTTTGCTCCTTCCATATTTAATGGCGTTTAGTGTTGGTCTACTTAAACCAGTATCTTTGCATACTTGTGTAATTTTTAAGTTTCTTTCAGCCAATAATTCCCAAAGTTTTATTCTGTATTTCATCATTGGTTTTCACCTCCTTTAAATTGTTTTTACTTCTTCAAACAACTCTAATGGTGTAATATCAAAGTAATTACATAATGTATTTAAAGTTTTTATTTGAATACCTCTACCAGGATGGTAATATAACCCCGTTAATGTAGTTCTTGAAATTCCAGTATCTTTTGAAACTTTAGTTATGCTTAACCTTCTTTCAATTATTAATTTTTTTAAATTAATTCTGTATTCTTTCATCTTGTTACATCCTCTAATAATCGCCTGGTCAACAGCTTTCTTATTTATTTCCCGTACTTCCATAACCACCTACTCGTTCATCTGATAGCACCTCAACATTGTTTATAGGTAGTACTTTTGTAAACATCCCTTGTCCAATTCTAGAATGTTTAGCTATCCTTACTTCCTTATCTGTCAAGTTATCATACAGAAATGTTATATGTCCCTCATTATCTTTGTTGTTGTAAAAATCGGCATCTATAACCCCTACGCTATTACTCATTCTAAGACCGTGTTTCTTAGCCATGCTTGAACGAGCATATAGCAACAATCCTTCATCTTCGTTCATATAAGCCTTAATTCCTGTAGGAATGATGTTACTTATAGTCCCTGGTTTCAATATAACGTCCTCACTAGCATAAAAATCCACACAAGCACTATATGGCGTTCCTCTTACTGGTAATTTCCCATCATATCCTTTAATTAATTCGAACCCTCTCATTTTATTCCTCCTATTCAAAATATTTTTTACTAAAGTCTTTATCAAACAAGAATTGAACTATTGCAATTATTCCCGTTGCAACTCCACCAATTAATTGCCAATCAATGTTAGTAAGCATTAAGAAGCAAGCACTAACGACCAGCACCGTCCAATAAATTACATTTAGTTTATCTTTTTTGATTTTTCTTTTTATTTTAGTTTTTAGCATTGTTACGTTCCCTTTCTCTGTTGACTTGGTTTATATAGTTGTAAATTCTTACCTTGTTGTAAGTCTTATTTGTTGTTAGTGTCCCCTGGATATATAAGAATGAATTATCTAAGCTTTCAATTTCTTTAATGAATTTGTTGAACTTGTCTTTTGACTTATCCATCTGTAAGAATTTCTTTAACTCATTTCTACTTATCCAATGATCTGGGTTTTCTATCTTATCCAGGTAAGCATTGTAAGGTTCTTTCAAATTATCACTCCTCCAGTTGTAGGTTTAACCCCGTTCATTTTTATTTTTATAACGGTTAAACCGTGTTGTCGATTAAAAAGTTAATATCAGAATAACTGATATTGAATAACTTTTCTATTTTTATAATATCGGCCACGTCTGGGAATGTTTTCCCGTTCTCCCACTTGCTCCAGGTTGCTGGTGAAATACCAAGCTTTTCAGCAATCTGTTCTTGTGTAAGATTAGCGCCAGCTCTTAACATTTTTAAAGTTACTTTGTTAGGCACTTCGTTCACTCCTTTCTTTGTTTTATCAACTTACATGCTTTATTATACACGGTTAAACCGTGCTTGTCAATAGAAATTCTTGATTTTTTTTAATTTTTTTTAATTTTTTTTCATATTTCTTGACAAAAAGGCGGTTTTTCCGTATTATAATAGTATAAACTTAATATTTGTAAAGAAGGATGTGAACTCAAATGTCTGGCTTAGGTAATAAAGAAGTAATGGCCAAAAATATTCGCTATTATATGGAAAAAAGAGGTTTAAACGCTAAAGACTTTTCAATAAAATTAGATTTTAAATATTCAACAGTATTAGACTGGTTGAACGCTAAAACCTATCCAAGAATAGATAAAATAGAAATGATGGCCAACTATTTCAATATAGAAAAATCTGATCTGGTAGAGGATAAAGACAAAGAAAAAGAAAATATTGATATATCTATAATGGTAAATGATCTAATCGAAAACTTAAATAGTAATCAGACTCTTATGTATAAGGACGAACCAATGGATGAACTGACTAAGGAATTAGTTAAAACGTCCATTGAACAAGCTGCACGGATAGCAATGGCACGCCATAAGGATGGAAATGGAAATTAAAGAAGTTTATAACGCTCTTATCAAAGAGTACCAAACAAACAACCCATTAAGAATTATAAAAGAGTTAGATATAATATTACTATTTAATGATCTTGGTAATAATAAGGGGCTTTTTAATACCTTTGAAATAGACAACAAAACATATTACTGCATACACATTAACAATATGTTAAGTTCTAGTGAACAACGATACACAATGGCGCACGAACTTGGCCATTATATTTTACACCCTAATTCAAACTTACATTTTTTAAGGCGTGTTAGTGACGTGCCATTATCACGCCAAGAGAAAGAAGCTGACTTATTTGCCAGTTACTTTATCGTTTCTGATGATGAAATCAAAGAGATTAATAATTTAACTCACATTTCAGAAGCTTATAATTTAGATTATTCAATACTAGAGGAAAGAGTTAAATATATATAGAAAGAAGGTGAATAACGTGGGAATAATTGATAAAATTCAAGATAATATTAAAAAACAAGAGGAATTACAAGCCCAAAGAATTAAGGTATTACAAGCTGAAAATCAAGCTAAATTAGATGAAAAGAATGCTAAACTTGATAAGCAATTAGAAAAATTCCACCTGGATAATGTTAACCAGGAAACTAAGGAAAGTTTAAGATATGCAACTTCACTTTTTGCTACTGCTGGTAGTGGGCTTTCTGATTTGTTTTTACCTACAAAGCATATCGAAACAAGAAATAATGAGTTGCTAAGGGCCATTACAACCCAGAACTATATACTTATTAAGCAACAAGACAACCTGGAAAAACAAAACGATGAAATCATTTCTATATTGAAAGATATTAGCGATAAGCTAGACAAATAAAAAGCGTGTTATTTTCGTGTTGATGTTATATTCAAAAATCAACTTAAGCTTATTATAAAAGCTTTTCATGTATATTTTTTCGCGTGATTTTCGCGTGAATTTCATGTTGTTAAATTAAATCAAATTAAAAAAACTCACCGCCCCGCCAAGAGTTGTGAGTTTATCAACTGTAAGTCCATTTTGAGTATTATTAAATCGTCATATAACAATATTGCTCTCAAAATTACTTAAGATGTGGAGCGAACCTCGCTCAATAATTTAATTATATCACACATCTTAGAAAGAATAAAGAAAGGATGTGTATTAATGTATAGAGAAACCACTCATAATGGTAAGTATAGATATATTCAATCGTTCAAGGATAATGATGGCAATACAAGGCGTGTTTCCATTGTCAAGAATAATAAGACTCGTACAACAGAGAAAGAAGCTTACGAACAATTACAAACTAAGATCGATAAGATTTTAAACCCCGCTTCTGAAGTAGAGTTATTAGGATATTATAAAAGAAAGTTCCTGGAGTTTAAGAAAGCAACGTTATCCCATCATTCGTATTTAATTTATAAATCTTACTTACAAAAGTTAAACGATAATGAAAAACTAGAAAATATCACCAAGATTAAATATGAAAAAATGCTAATTGAGTTTAGGGGCCAATATTCTCCAGAAGCAATAAAGTTTATGGTTAGACTGTTTAATAACCTATTTAAGTTTATAAAAAAATATTATGTTAAAAGCTTTGATGTCAATTTAGAGTTTAAATTGACTAAGGAAGAAAAAGCTGAAAAGCTGCAAAAGGTTAAGTATTTAGAAAAGGATCAAATACCAGGGATCCTGGCAAGCATTAAGAATAACACTGTTCGCAACGTGGCTATTATACAGCTGCATACTGGGTTAAGAATAGGTGAAGTATTGGCCCTAACCCCCAAAGATGTAGACTTTGTTAACAAGACTATAACTATTAATAAGACTAAATTACAGAATGGGAAATTGTCAGCGCCAAAAACTTTAAGTAGTATTAGGACAATAGAAGTATCAGATTATGTGTTAAATATACTTCACGACTTTATTTCAAGTAATGAATTTATATTCCAGGTGCATTACAACACTATACTTAATCATTTATCAGCACAAAAAATAACTTCTCATATGTTTAGACATACTCATGTAGCTCTACTTATAGAAGCTGGAGTACCAATCAAGGTAATCTCTGAAAGACTTGGCCATTCTGATACCAGTATAACCCTTAGCATTTACACCCATGTCACTGCAAATATGAAAGTAGACCTTCACAAAAAATTAGAAAAAGCTTTCCCCATTTTTTCCCTATAACCGAAATTAAATAAAAATAAACGCTGTTAAATCAATGATTAGCAGCGTTTTATTTTATAATAAAATATTATA